ATACCAGTTACCTGGAAGAAGACCTCGTCGGGTCCAAATCGTTGGAAGCACTTATATGCCATACGAATCACTTCGGATACGTGGCTAAGATACTTATCAACCATGAACTGCTGTCTGGATTGAGACATCGGATCACTTGGATCAAGTCCAATCATTCTGTCAGCTTGGGTAATTAACGTACGTTCCATCTCAAGCGAACCTTGGTTATACGCAGGGGTAGGAGCGAAGTCCAAGTCACCCTTGCGGCGATATGGAATCATTCGACCTGGACCCCAGTCATTGGGTGCTTGGCCTACTGGGTGCAAAATAGGAGGCAGGGTAGCTAGGCTATTGCGGTCAATCCGCGAATCACGCTCCACTTTTACTTGGTTCTGAATACCGCGAAGAATACTGGGAACGGTGGATACATCATAGAGACGCTTAGTGTCCTCAGACAAGCGTGTCACTACTACTGGATAGTCTTCGTATCCATTGAGTAGCTCGAACTTTGCGTATCCCGGAGTCCCAGTGCCGTCATCTCCATCAAAGTTCTTATGAAATACTGTGCAATAAATGCCTTCGGAGCCATCCTCTTCATTAATAAGTCTCTGGTATCCGTAAACAATTTCAATCAGTTCATCAGCTTCGTATGCAGTATCGGTTAGGCTCATGCTGCGACGGCCTTCTTCGTATCGCTCAAGGCTGTCAATGTTGACCCCTCGGTATCTTTCGATCATAATATCTACGAAGTCCTGATCCCAACCGTCGGTTGTTACCTTTAATTCTAGTTCTTGTGGAGTATAATACGTTTTCCAAAAGCAATACGGTGCGCGCTGAGGATCAGTTACATAGGGAGGAAAAACAAAGTCACCGTCAGGTGCTAGAGTCTTTACCTCCGGGCAATTAATTTGACGACGCACGACGGGCAGTTTCGCGATTCCTTTTTTGCGTAGATCCTTGAGTGCGGTCTTTGCTCGCTTTTCCGTAACGCCGTCAAAAACTTGTTGTAAAAGCAGGACTAGTTCTTCATCGTTTTCACCTCGCTCCACGGCTTGAAAAATTTCTGGAGACATTTGTGCGATCTGCTGGAGATCAATCTCTTGCTCAAAGGATCGATCCTCCATGTGCCATCCAACATAAGTGACTAGTAGTCCACGCTCGAGTAGGTAGTTAGCACCTAATTCCATCTCCCTGTAAAAGCGAGGAATGTATCCGGATCGTATCATCCACTTTAGGAAACCCGACACCAGTTTGCTGCGAGCAATGTCTCCACTCTCCACGGGGAACGCTCTGACGTTGGCTCTTTTGAGTGCAGAAATAAATAGCGATGCAAGTTTAGTAATGCGTTCATCAATAAGATGGCACTCGCTATCGCTTGCACCTTCCCAAGGAAATGCGTCCGACCCGTGCTTGCGGTGATCGCGGCTCTTGCCCGGCCACCAGTTCCGTCGGTCGTCGTAACTCGTACGACATAAATCAAAATATCCTTCTAGCTCCGTTACTGTTTCCTCGTAGGCAAATCGGAGAGTTTGAATGTCCGGCTCGTCACTAACGTAAGTAAGGGCCTTTGAAATATTATTGTTCTGCATTTAGTCTATTTTTAATTAGTTGAAGCATACTCGCAAGATGTGTTCTGGAACTGCCTATCTTATCACATAACTCTATGTTTGTCATGGGAACTTTGGACTCATGCTTTACGTGACGCTTAAAAGTCTCCCACATTATTAGCCTATCCCTGTTCTGCTGGTTCCATTTGTAATCCAGCGTTAGGTTCTCGTCCTCAACCTCTCCAGTCTCAAGGTTCCTTCCGTAAAATATCTTTGTTCTATCAACCTTTGACATAACGGTAGCTGACTCCTGTTTCTGATTCAATTGCCTCAAAGCAAATCATCTTACCTAAGAATCTGTCTTTCAACCTGTTAGGCAAGAGGACTGGAACTTTCTTTCCGATTTCTACGAAGTGAACCATATTAAACCTAGGGTTCGGGCAGATTGATAGCACCTTGCCTCTGTAGTGCTTAGGTATTATTTCATTAATAAATAGACCATCGCACAGGATGTCTTGCCCCTCTGGGCTAATCCAAGTGTTCTTTCCTGTACCGCTGATATATTCAGGGGGTAGTTTTTCTTGGGCGATTTGAAGTGCTTCATCAAAATCAGTATTATGATATTCGGTGAACTCAGTTAATTTTATTTTCATTAGTATCCTCCTTGTTGTTTTCTGGTTATCCCCATGTCGGAGGATGCGAAGTAGTCCGGACCCATACCGCCATTTGACATTCGCAAATAACGGATGAGGTCAAAAAAGTCCTTGAGTGCTTCGTCCGCTTTACCAGCAGCGTTGTAATTAATCATGCTCTCAATAAGATTCCCGCAGTCCTGATGCACGTAGCACCGAGGTCTGTTAGCAGGATCAAGGTCATAGTTCGGGTTATAGAAGAACCAATCGTCCAAACTAGTGTTACCGATGCCTTCCTGCTGTCCGTCCGATGGGGTAAAATTCATGCCAAAATCGTAAAAAGCCGTAAATAGATCAACATTGTTCTCATTTTCTTTGGCAAAGAATCTGGAGTCACCGATTCGTTCCGTGACCTCGATGCCTAGCTCCTCTTCAATCTCCTCAAATAGTTCGCAGTACCTTTGTACGTCATAGCCAATCTTATCTGAGGCTGGACCCTTCCTCCATTTCGGGTCACCGAACAAAGCCCACTCACCATAGGTATCCCTGTCCGGCCACTCCCTTCGTATAAATATCTCCTCGTCCTCGGATACTCCTGCCCATATGGCTACATAGTTTCTGGCAAAGGCGGGGTCAACTACCTGATACCAGGTAAGGGACTTCTTGTCAGGGAAGGTCATATCGTATTTGTTCGGCTCCTCGCTCAGAACATTGACCTCCGGACTGAAGTTAGGTAGCAGTGAAGTCATGGACTTCGTAGGCAATCCATAGGCACGGACCATGATCGTATCACGGTTCGCGTTCTTTAGATCCTTAGCTATGCGGTCATAACCACCAAAGGGGTTCTCGTCGGAGTGCAGGTAAACAACACCGGCATCCCGTTCGGGGCTGTATTGAATCACGGGAACCTGTTCACCATCCAGCAAAGAAGCAGACTTAGTCTCGAGCGTCTCAGCACCCTTTAGGTAATCCGAAACAAATGGTGTGTATCCGTCAATAGGGGTAAAGCCCAGAAGCATCTTACTATCTCTGGTCGCAAGACGGAAGCGTAGGGTGTTTACCAAGGCAGCATCCCCTAAGTATTCGTCCAGCCAAGCCCCAATATTTGTTCCGCTGGGGTTACGGAAGCCGAACTCAAAACCTTCTAGGATCGTTTGGTTATTACTGAACTGAGTATAGGTCTTGAAGTCCACCCTAGTTCTGGTGTCCGGGAAGATAAAGGAACTGCCCGTGAACCCATTCTGCATACTGAAGTTAATGTAACCATCAATACTCTTGGTCTTCCTACGGAACTCTCTGGGCATCATCTCCCATACCGCAGCCTGCTGTACCTTGATTGATGTGTCCGCATTCTGACTGAAGCATACAACGTGGCCGTCCATGTTCTCGGTTACGGATTCCATGACCATCTTAGCACATCCCGTTGTCTTCCCGCTTCTGTTACCCCCAAAGGTAATGACCTCATCGTAGTCCTGTAGGGCATTTCGCATCCTGCTCCAGCCCGGCAGTTCAAATCCGTGACGAAGTGGATCCTCCTCCGCTGACCGTATCCTACCCTCGTGGGCTTCGTGCAACGCAACCAACAGCTTAGGATCAGCCTCACCTAAGAGAACTATCTCCTCATCGGTAGGGGCTTCGAGGGCCGGGTGCTTTGTGAACTCAATAGTCATTCTTCCTCCTCTTGATCATCCTCAAATTCCCACTCAATCTCTATATTGTCCTCGCTGATCTCTTGCTGCATCTCATGTAACAGCATCCTTCCAGCTGGCAGATGGTTGTAGTCAAAGAAGAGTTCTCCCTGTTCATCCATTACTATGAAGCAATAATTCTCAAAATGTTCTCCAAGTATCCCTCGTATCTGGTCATAGATGGGGTCATAGCTTGAATCCATAATTGATCTAGGCATCCTTAACCTCAGCCTCTATTGTCTTAGCTTCCTTGATCCTATCCCTAGCTGCCTTGATCGTAGCCTCGTAATCATCCTGGGTGAAGACCTTTCTATCTTCCGTGATTTGTGTAGCCTCGCCTCTAGCAGTCAAAGCCTCCCTACCTGCGTTAGCCTTAGCTATGGATAGCTCCTTTAGGTCACGGAATGATACCTCAAATTCTGGATCACCTTCTAACCTACCACGGACTTTCTCAATGAGGTCCTCTTCCAATGAGGACAGGTTCAAGTAGTTTCTGGCCGCTAGTCGGCCAGTTACCTCTCGGAACTTCCCTATGTGGTCAGCATAATCAGTCAGTACTGAGATCACAGTATCTCGATTGAACTTATATTTCTTCACCATCTTCGTCTGAGTCTCGCCCATAGCGTAATGATAAAGTATCTCAGCTACCTTCCCTGGGTTAGCACGGCTTAGACTATTGACCTTCATAGTCTCCTTCTCCTTGCTTACTGCCTGAATACTCTCAGATATACTAGCCATTAGGTCCAGTCGCATCTCCTCAGGGGTAGGATTTAGGGTACTCATTATGTCTTTGATAGGAAGGACTTATACACATGTCAAGGATTACTTCCCCCTGGATCAAAAATAATTGGATTTTTTGCTTGACATGGAAATTCGTGCTACATAGAATCCGGAATCTCCGCTGGAACAAAGGAGCATTAGAGCAGTAACCCTACTGAGTAATACAAGGGTAGTATGCGGATAGTATGGCCTATGAGTTATCTATTTTTTAAAGGGGTGTCTGATGATATATACGATTCTAGCCGGCACACGACGCGACCCCCGCCCCCCCCCAGCCGAGCTTGCAATCACTGGGGACGGCTCGAGCTATCAGGGTGCAACAAGGAAGCTTCCCAATGGTCCAGTTTGCTTGGGGTTTGCTTATGTATGAGAGATTTAATTCTTTAT